TAAACCAGTATTCATACTTCCACTTGATTGATATAATGTCGTGTCCACTTCGGGATAAATAAAATAATACATTAGTTACCTCCCCCAGCTGAATTTCCAACTGACCGACCCTCAATATCTGATGATGGGAATTTTAGTTCAAAAATACTTGGATCTAAAGATGGATAAATAACACCATCCACAGTCGCGGACGATATATCATATATATTACCCGAATATCCTTGTGAAGCGACAGCTTTATTTCCTATTAATATAGGCTGACCATTAGGATTATTTTCTTCTGGCGCAACGACTGCTGAAACGCCTTCCACCAATGATATCTGATAAGCTAAGTCAGCTAAAACTATTGGCTGACCAATTTGCCATTTGTCAATATCAAAGAAATCTTTAACTTTTTGTATAGCTCCAAGCACAACTTCATCCGAATTGTAGCCAACTTTTGCTAGAATATTAAATTTAACTGCGATATTAATCACAAAAGCATCCTGTATATTTACAGCATCTGTCACCATTCTGAATTGTGTTAGGTAAGTTTGGATATTTTCTTTAACTGCTTGGTTTATTTGTGTTAATTTTTTATTGGCATCAAATCCCAATGTGTATAAATTAAGTGCTAGCGGATTTGCAATACGACTATCTGAATTAGCTGCTCCCGTACCAGCATCCAATTGTGAATCTTGTACAATATAGCACTTAGCAATATTACCATATTTAGCCGGCAAAGCATATACTCTTGTAATATAATCTGCTTTAGTAACTGCTCTCTGCTGAGCTTGAAAATAAGCTAATGAATTATTTTTTATTTCTATAATACTTTCAGCATCTTTACCACCTGAAGATGGGATTGGATTATTCACAGCAACTGAACTTCGCGTCTGTGCAACTAAATTAGCTCCAAGTCCCGCATCGTCCAATGTGATTGTTGAAGATTGAACACTTGTTATTCCCCCAGACTTAACATTATGATTTACCCCACCACCAGCTCTATATGTAACAGCTAATTGAGTATTTGATGGTGCTTGGCCATATGCTTTGGTGTTTAAAAAATTAGAAGGATCAAACCCAATTCCCAATTTTGATGGGGAGCCGGGTAAAGAAGATCCAACACTATCGGGATTAGGAATTATTTCCTCGTCTGGATTATCAGAAGTACCAGCACCAAATCTTAATTCTGTTTTACCATCTTCCCTAATGAAAGTTGTAAATCTACGAGCAGTCTTTAATAGTTTTAATAAATATGGAGCCTGATCCGAATAAGTAGCTAGTTCAGGATCTGACGCGGTGGTGTTTTCTGTTTCCGTATACACAGTATCTTGAGCTAAAAATGGAACTTCGTGCCAATTATTACCATCGCTATCTACCACAGAAAGAATTTCGGTTACATTTTCGTCACTTAAAGCTACTCGATTATATTTTGTAGCGTCATTAAAAGTAAAATAATCAATTGAAACATTCCCACTATTAGCTCTTACGGTTTTTTTAAGTAGATAACTTACAGGAATATCATTTGCATATTCGTATACAGATACATTAAGTGGATCGTAAGAAGATGAATATTTAAAATTACAATCTTCAATAGTAACGAACTTAACACCCGTGTCACTTTGCAATTCCATTCCCCGTTCTACATTCAAGCCATATCTTAAATCTGGGTCAGTTGTATAGTCCAAACCTGTTCCGCTAGATACTGCTGGTACTGTTTGGAAAATATCAATGTTTACTATTGCAGCAGTTGCTAATTTGGGTTTATATCCTAGGGACTGTGCCATATTATATACAGTTCTTTTTTCTTCTGCGAATGCTAATAAACTTTCTTTGAATTGATTATCTATATAATAAGATAGAACATCACCAACATAAGATGCCATTTCTATAAACATCATCCCTGGACTCGCATCATTAAAGTCGTTATAGTCCTTTGGAAAATATATTTTAGCAAATTCTATTAAATTATCTCTAAAAGATGTAAAATCTCTATTTAAGTATCTAACTTCCTTTACTGATTTTTTTGGTGTTAATGATGGCATTTATAATCTCCTATTCAGACAATTCTAAATTTAAATTCACTTCTTCTATTGTAGTATTATCTATATCCATTGTAAATATAATTCTAGGGGTGATTGTATTTTCATAGATACTAAATTCAATATCCAATAAATTAACATGAGGTAAAAACTCTGATATGGATGCTCTTATTGACTCTTCGAGTTTACTTTCCAAATCATTTTCCATTGGTTCAAATAGTATCCCCATTAAATCTGACCCAAATGCAGGATTACCCAATCGCTCGCCCCTTCTTGTTAAAAGCAAATTTTTAATATTGGATTTTGTTTGATCTATAGTTTTTTTAGTTCTACTAAAATCACCCTGAGCTCCAAATTTGACAGGCAAAGATACTCCTATGTAAGTATCTGGATCTAAATCTTTCTCTATTGCTGACATTATTTACCTTTCTTCTTATCTATTGCTTTCATTACTTCCCTGTAATCTCTTGACATTGCATTCATAACATCTTCTACCATCGGGTTAGTAGGATCTACTCCGGCTGACTTAGCAGTTTGTACCGCGGATACTTTTCTTTTTGTTTCATCATCCCCACCACCAAAGGGTGTCCCGCCATATCCTAAAAGTTCTACCATATTAGAAGTATCATACTCACCCATACTTGGATACTCTTCAAATTCTTGAGAATGTGCAGTTTCATTAAGTATTTTATTTAAAGTTGGATCTTTAGTATAATTTACTTTCTTAGGTTTAGATTTTTTAGAAGTGGACTTTGTTAACGTTTCCGAAACAACATCATTCTGAGTTAAAGCTTTAACTCCTTCCTTAATAAATATCTTATTAACTTCTTTTTTTACTTCAATCTGGACTAATTCCCTAATTAAAGTTATAAGTTTTTTTGTGTGTGACATAATAAACTCCTATTATTATATATAAATATTACTCAGATAACTTTCTCGCCTTTTCCATACGAATTCTCATTTTCTCTTTTCTATCATCAATTGTTCTTTTAATTTTTCTCTTAGTATCCCGAACATAATCGCCAATGTTATCCACTGTTGGTTTAATCACCGATTTAGCATCTTTTAAATCTTTAATTTCAGATTTTACCTTTTCAATTATAAATTTTTGAGCAACACTAAGTGCCGCGGCTACCGGATTTAAAGCCCCACCAATCGTTGAAGATTTTTCAGTTGCTTCTGCAGACTTTTGCAAAGCATCCAGCTTTTCTTGTGCCTCCTCCAGCTGCTTTTCTTTCTCTTCTATATCTTCTTGTAATTCTTCTAACTCATCCAACTTAGTTTGTACCTCGTCAATTTCAGCTTCGATTTTGTCAGCTTGTTCCCCCCCAGCATTTAATATTTCAAGCTTTTCAGTAACTTCCAAATCAATTTTACCTATTCTACTACCAACTTCACTTTTAATATACTCTCTTACTATATTTGCTAATATTCCCATAATTTATCCTATATATATTTTATTACTAAATATCTTACCTTTCGTATTAACGTCCGTTGGCGAAAGAAAATTTATTTTTATTTTTTGTAAATCTGCAATCAATATTTTAGCAGCCGACCCCATGGTTTTTTTAGAAACTGATTCACCATCTTCCTTCCCCTCATCCGTAAGAACTTTTGTAAATGATATCACCTTTGAAATTAAAGATTCCATCATATCCAACAGCTCATTACCTTTAACTAATGGGTTTACACTATTTGCATCAGCGAGTGTGATTTTACTATCATTATCACCCCGAGTAATTTCTAAATTTATTTCTGATACCGCTCCAATATTTATATTCCGACCAGCAAAAAAATGAATATCCCCACTCTGAGCATTCCGTTTCGGATCTCTTTTTGCATTCAAAACAAGCCTATCGGAATTCACTACTATTTGATCACCCATCAACCTTACGGGTTTGAGTAAATTTTCGAAATCAGTAAAGGCAGGTTCTATCGTGGTTATATAATTCCCCGATGTAATTTCTATCGCCGATCCAAAACTATTAATATT